ATGGCGTTCATGATGGCAGACGCGAACGGAGACTGCCCAACAAGCTGCTGAATCTTCGGGTCTTGAGCAGCGGCCATGTGGACGGCGATGTGTGCCTCGTGATCCTGATACAGGAAAGCTTTGACCGGCTCTTGCTTGAGCATGGCCATGTTCTCTGTGACGGGGTCTTTCGGCTTGATGTCGTCAGGCAGCTTGATGATGTCCGCTGCATCCTGAATGCCGAGAACTTCAAGCATCTGGCGGTGAAGCTTGCCCATGTCGTAGAGTTGCGGTGCCTGCTGCGAGAGTTGCAGTGCCGCCTGATACTGCATGATCCGCTGCGACATTGTGGCCGCGTTCGGGTCAGAGACCGGGATCACGTCGATGGTGTTGAGGTCGAAGTCATCTACGCGGCTGAAAGCTTCCTTGTCCCCAGCGACTTCGTACTCGTAGGCATCCGGCATGAAGTCATGGATGACCTGTGCAAGGATGCGCAGTTCCTTCTTCATGGCGGCGTGCATGCGGGCCTGAACGCCAGACATCACCTTCATGGAGCGTTCCATGAGAGCGAGCGTTGTGCCTACCGGAGCCTGAGCGTTGATGTCGCCAACTTGGATGTCAGCCACGGAGCCGATGCGACGGGCTTCCTCGACCACATTCCCGAGCAGTTGGTAGAGGACCGTGGATGGTTCCTTGAACGGCAGGGGGAAGATCGAGTCACGGATGGCCCCACCGGGGATGTCCACATCCCTGAACTCACCCGGCTGTAGGGGAGTATCGTCGCCCTTGATGCGCAGGCCGCGAGCCTTCAGGCCAGCAGGCAGGTTCGACAGCGTACCGGCGTCGATCAACTGGCGCAGGATGGATGTAGCCGAGCGCGACAGCCCCCCGATCATGTGGATCAGGCCGGTGCCGTAGAAGCCAAGGCCGGGCAGGTAGGGGTAGTGGACGAAGTGAGAGCGCTTCTCCTTGTCTTCGTCGTCTTCGTACCAGTTGCGGCGGATGGCGAGGATGATGCGCGAACTCAGGTCGATGGTCACGACATAGGGCCGAGCGATCCCATCAGGGTCGCTGTAGGGCTCAGGGAGGTCGTAATCGACGTGCATCTCAAGGATGGTGTGCCGATCATCATCTGATCCGGGGGAAGAGACGCCCTCGATCTCGTCGTACTTCTCTTGGATGTCACTCTTCTCGAAGGTCGGAGTTGGTAGGTCTACGTTGCGGTAGAAACCTGTCGCCTGCAACTTCTTGATTTCATTGGGCGTCTTCTTCATGACGTGCGTGTAGCGCTCGCACGACTCAAGGTTGGACGCACCGTAGCTGATGATGAAGTCTTCGGCGGGCACGAAGATGGACACGGGCCTGCGCTTCAGGGGGTCGTAGTAGACCTTCTTGAAGGCGGAGCCTGCGAGAGCAACGCGGAACAGCATCTGCTCCGTTTCCTCGCGGTACTCGACCATGCGCTCGGTGATGATGTAGTTCATCTCGTTCTGAACGCGGTTGGACTGCTCGAACTTCTCCTTGGTCATCTTGCCGACGATCTTCGATTTGACCGGGCCGGATGCGGGGAGGAGTTCGCTGACTGCCTGAGCTTGGAAGCGCACGACAGATTCGGTCAGTACGGGATGGAAAACGCCTGCGGCACCCTGCCACGGGATAGTGCGCTCCTCGAACTTGAGGCCGAGGAGGTCGATACCCTTGACGTAGGTGTCCACCCACTCCTTGCGGGAGTTGCGGTCGGTCAGGAAGCTGTCCACGAGATCGGAAGCGATGGCCTCAAGCTCCGCATCCTCGTAGAAATCGGCGTAGTTGGAGTTGTGGTCAGGCCCTGCAAGCTCTTCGGTAAGCTCGCCCTTGAAGTCGATGACGATTGTGCCGTCATCATCGGTCGTCACGGAAACTGCGTCAGGGTTGATGACATCAACCTCAAGCGCGTTCATGTCGGGGTTGTCATCGACCTCTAGGTCGAACGGCTGCATTGTCTTGACGACGGCCATATGCTCTCTCCAGAAGAGGTTGTTGGCACTATACAGTCAAGTGCCGCGTCTAGCAATCTTGGTTCAGTAGTAGGGCTCTCTGCGCTGTGGTCTGGCGGGTTCATCGTCGTAGTCATCGAGGGATGTTCTGATCCAGCCGCCCTGTCTGAAGCGTATGAGGGCCTGAGAGACGGAGTCAACGTAGTCATCATGCTCTCCTGACGGGAATGAGGCGCATTCCTCGATCACTTCATCCGCCCATCTGAGTTCCGGTGCCCAGACGAAGCCGCTCTGGAACAGATCGGAGATGGCGTTGACGCGGGCGATCTTGTCGTTTCCCCGCGATGGGACGAACTCGGTAACCGGAAGGCCCATTGCCCTCAGTTCGAAGATGAGAGGAGCGCCGGAAGCTCTCTTTTCCACCACAAGCTGGTCTGGTTCGTACTCTCTGTACTTCTCCAGCGCCATTTTCTTGAGTTCTGGGAACTCCAGCTTCTCCTTGTAGGCGTCGAGAAGGATGAGATTGGGCTGCATCTCGCCCGTATCGTCCTTCTGCATGAAGATTCCCCATGTCGTGCAGGCAGAGTAGTCACTACGCTGGGTTTTCAGGAAGGCTGTGTCCCAAGACTGGATGATTGCCTCGCATCTGGGGGGAGAATCGTACTCCCAGCGCCTCCACCAGTCCCTTTTCAGCAGTGCCCCCTCCTCTGCGGTGGGGTTCTGCATGTACTGAGCGTTCCATTTCGATATCGGAAGCTCTTCCTTGAGGGCCTCAAGCTCGCTTAGGCTCCAGAACTCGGGCCAAAGAGGTTGTCCGGAGGGCATAATCGCGGGGAACTCGATGACCTCCCAGTCATCAACCCCCTCTCTTTGTGCCGCCCTCTTCAGAATCTGTGCCGTCAGGTCGCGTTTGGACCATCGAGTCATGATCAGAACGATGGCACCGCCCGGCTGGAGACGCTGACGAGGGCCTGAGGTGTACCATTCGTAGACGCCATCGTAGATGGCAGGGTTCCCCTCGGCCAGTTTGGCCTCCTGTTCGGAGTGAGGGTCGTCGATGATCAGAAGATCGGCACCCTTACCAGTTACTGTACCGCCTACACCGATGGCGAAGTACTCACCCATCTTCGATGTGGCCCAACGACCAGCGGCCTTCGAGTCCGAAGACAGCTTCGTGCCGGGGAAAATCTTCTGGTAGTCCTCTCCATCGATGAGGTTCTTGACCTTCCGACCGAAACCGACAGCAAGCTCTGCGGTGTTGGAGGTCTGAATGACCTTCTTGTCGGGGAACCTGCCCATGAACCAAGCAGGAAGCAGGTACGACCCGAACTCCGACTTGGTGTGCCGAGGAGCCATGTTGATGATCAGACGCTTCAGGTTGCCGTTGGCAATCCTCTCGAAGGCATCAGCCATGATCTTGTGATGCCTGCCAGCAATGAACGCTGGCCACATCTGCTGGACGAAGTCCAAAAAGTTCAATCGAGCTTTTTCTGCACTCTTCATCTGGTCCAGAAGCTCCAAGTCCCTCAGAAGAGCCTCCCTCTCCGAAGCAGGGAGAGAGGAGAGCTTCTTCAGGATGTCTTCAAGCTTCGCCATGAGTGCCTGTGTAGGTAAGGGCGGATGCCAGAGGGAGGAGAGACCAGCACCCGCCCCGAGATCGAGGGGACGACCTCTGACACCAACATAGGACTTTCGTGCCTGTGTGTCCAGACGCTCTTGACAGGTCACTTCTCTCTATAGTATACTATAGAACTATAGTTATAGTATATTATGTTCTTTGTTATACTATGGTCTTTATTAGAACTATTCTTTAGTAAACAGTATTAACAAAGAACTTTAATAAAGAATATTAACAAAGACTACTAATAAACCAAAGACTAAAGTAAATCATATACCATATATACCTATGGTATAGTATCTAATCTGTAATATAAATTTTTTATATATACTATATGTATATATAGAGAGGCACTAAAATTAAATAGGGGGTACCCCATTAGTTGGTGGTAATCGGCTGTAGGGAATTGTAGGTCACCGGCTGTGCGGAATGTCATGTATACCCGCGCGCGTGCGCCCCGCCCGAACCGGGGGGCCGGGGGTGGGTGGGGCCCGCGCGATCCGCTCCCCATCGCGACCGACCGACCCCCTCGACCGCCGCAGCAGCCGCAGCCCCTGAGAGGCCCGGCAGAGGCCCGACCTGATCGGCAGCGCCCTCGACACCCGGAGACCAGACCCTGCCGTCTAGCACCCCTCCCAGCGCCTCCCAGAGGCACAACAGATGAGAGAGGGTGGACACCCTGCGAAGAGCATCCCCCCATCCCCTTTTACGGGATTAGTGCAATTGCGCTTCTGCGGTCACACCGCGATGCCGAGACGACCCAGCCTCTCGGCGATCCTGCGCTCTAGATCGGTGGACGATGAGGGCGTCTTGTCCTCGACCTCGACACGCTCGACGAAAACGCCGCCTGCCTTGGCGAGGAGTTCAGCAGCGCGGATGCGGGCAGAGTCGCTGTCTGCCTTCTCGGCAAGTTCGCGGAGGGTCTTCAACGCCAGAGCGGCGTCGGAAGAGGCCAGCATG